ATGGCCATCAATACCCTTACCGACGCAGACTGCCGCCGCGCAACGCCAAACGATGGCAAGCTGCGCAAGCTCTTCGATGGCCACGGCCTGATGCTGGCAGTCCTGCCAAGCGGAAACAAGGTTTGGCGCATGGCCTATCGTAACGACGAGGGCAAGCAGCAAACTGCCGTCATCGGCCCGTATCCCCTGATCGGTCTCAAGGAAGCCCGCGAGCGCCGGGATGTTTTGCGGTTGAAACTGATCGACGGGGAAGACCTCAAGCCCAAGCGCAAGACAAGCAGCCCATCCATTGCCCTTGATACCGCAATCGATACCTACTGGGCGGGCCGCACGGACATCAGCGCCGGCTACAAGGCAAATGCACTGCGCGCGCTGGCCATGTACGTCTCGCCGACGCTGGGCGCGAAAACGGTGCGTGAAATTACCAAGGAAGACTTGATGGCCGCGCTGCGCCCGATGGATGCCGCCGGCCTTTCCGTGTATGTCCGGCGGGTGCGCATGTGGGTGGGCCAGGTTCTTGACTGGGCCATCCAGCATGGCCACTGCGAGGAGAACCCTGCATCGAACATCAATTCGAAGGTCGCCTTTTCCCGCAAGCCGCGCGAAGGGTTCGCCGCCCTGGCATTGGCCGAGGTGCATCCATTCATGGAGCGCCTGGACCTGGAAGATGAAATTCAGTCTGTGCTGGCCTGCAAGCTGTTGGCGTTGACGTGGACGCGCACGGACGAGCTGCGGCGCATGACCTGGGCGGAAGTGGAGGGCGAAGTCTGGCGGATACCGGGCAAGCGCATGAAGAAGGGCCGCGAGCACCTGGTGCCGCTGTCTTCGCAGGCGCTGGAACTGCTGGCTGAAATGAAGCTGCGTTCGCGCGGCAGCATCTATGTTTTCCCGAATGATCGGGGCGGCAGCCGCCCCATGAGTGAAAACGCGATTCTTTACCTCATTCACCGTATCGGCTTCAAGGGCAAGATGACCGGCCACGGTTGGCGCAAGGTCGGCTCCACCTGGGCGAACGAGCACGAATACAACTCGGATCACGTCGAGGTGCAGCTCGCGCACAAGGACGGCGGCGTGCGCGGGGTCTACAATTCGGCGGAGTACCTGAAGCAGCGCCGCGTGATGCTTCAGGCCTTCGCTGACTGGCTGTTAAAGCAGCCTGATCCCAGCAGCTTGGAGCGTTGACAGGCGCCATCCCAGGGTGCGCTGGGTGATGGCAACGTCCGCTGGCGGTAGCTTGTTTTCCTTCACCCATCTGCGCAGCGTCTCCGAGGTGACGCCCAGCATTTTGTATAAGTCCTGGCGGTAGATAATTCGGTCTTCGTTCATTGGATTTTACCTTTCGTGGATTGGTTTTTCTTGCGCTGGGCTGGTTTTGTATGGCTGGCTTTGCTTTGCACCGCCAAGGCGAATGCTTCGGCCTCGGTGTGGTGTGCTACTTCGACGCCAGGCTTGCGGTAGTCGCGCAGCCGGCAGAATTCTTTGTATTGGTCCATTTTTTACTCTCCGTTCTAATCCGTGCATCCACAATCGGTTAAGGCATCATCGAAGGGGAACAGCTCCCCGTGATTCATCGCCATGTCATACATCGCCTGATAGCTGGGCCTGTCCTTGCGGAACCAGCCGCCAGCACCTGATCCTGCCGTCTGAGCGTTCTTTTCCTGCTGTATCCACCACAGGGCACGGCTGGGCTTTTCGCGGATCAGGGATAGCACCTGGTTGCCGCCTTTCAGGAAGCACAGATCGCAGTTGCCGTGCATCGTCTTGCCGCTCATGTTCGGCAGGCCCAGGTCAAAATCTTGTTCCGCCCAAAACGCGCTGACGTCGGCCACGGTCAGGCCTGCCGCCGCCAAGGGTGCCTCTTTCACTTCGTGCTTGCCGTAATCCTGGTTTGCCAGCCGCGCCACGCGCAAGGGCTCGTCGGCGCGCATGCCGATAAACGTGGTCCACTCGATCAGGCCTATCGATTTCAAGTAGCGCTGCATCGGGCGCACCTTGAGTTCCGCCGTGCAAAAGCGCGCAACAGGGTTCGGAAGAAATTTCTTTTCGTCGTGCAGATCAGCGAATGGCTCGCCATTGCGGCTGGCCGTTGCAAAGTTCACGATGGCAAATTCCTTGCCGCGCGTTTCATTGCGAGGACGGTTTTCTATCCAGACGATGGGAACGCCCCAGCGCTCGCCGCAGTCGCGTACAAATTCAAGGGTCGCTTCCTCTTCCTTGCCAGTGTTGGCGAAGCACACCACAACGTCAGTCGGCAGCGTGCCGCCGTAGGCTTGAATCGTCATCCACAGCATCATGCCGCTGGTACGGCCACCGCTGAACGAAATAACCCCCGGGCCGTCGAACAGGAATGTCCTGTCCATGCGGGAAGCTGTCATGCTGGGCACCCGATAGGCGCGGTTTCCTTCTTGACCGCCTTGATGGCGCCCAGCGGCACTGCCCGGAACATGCCTGCCCACTGGTGATCCAGCTCCACCCACGCATGCAGCTCGCCATTGCCCACGTCGCGGCGCAGGTCGTTGACGGTGCCGGCCTGATAGCCTTCGTCGGTATCGAATGTCACGCGGTCGCCCAAGGCGACTTGCCGCGGCGAATTGGTCAGGGTGGTCAGCATTGCGGTGCTCCTTTCAGTTTGGCGGTAACGCCGCACACGCCGTAGCGGTCGATGGCGGCGTCGATCACGTCGCCGCTGGATGCTGCAACCTCAAAAAATTCAAAGCGTTCGGTTTGCGTGCGAACGATCACGGCATAGGTGCTCATGTGCCATTTCCTTCATGGGGTGGGTTGTCGGTGACGATCAGCCGGGGATAAGGGCAGGCGTTGACGGCCGCCCAGGCGGCAATGACGGCTGTTTTTGCCTCGTCAGGCAGGTCAGGCACGGGCGCCGCCGACGGCGTGGCCGGGGCAGGGCGGTCGGGGTGCGTACAGTTATTTACACGAGTCCGAGGAACGGCAACCCCAACAGCCACCGCGCGAGCGCCTGTGGCCTGTACTGGCGTCCACGTATGGCGCACGGACTTGAAGACGACGCCGATCAGGTCGCTGCAGCGCACGCCGTAGGGCGTGATGCGTTGGGTTTCGCCGTAACGGCCGATGACGGTCTTTTCGTCCTTGGCCAGGGTGACGACCAGCTCTTTGCGCGGCACCAGGGCGCCGCCCTGGGCACGCAGGTATTCGGCCCAGCAGGCGCGCTTTTCGCCGTCGATCTTTTGCACGGCGTCCCAGGCGCGGCGCATGGCGGCCGGGGCTTCGTTGAGCATGCTTTCCTCGATGCGGCGCAGTTCGCGCCACACGGTGACGGGCGCGCCGCCCCATTGCTGGAATTGGCGGATGCCCCAGCATGCAGCCCAGGACTCGACGCGCGCCGATGGCGTCAGCTCGACATCGCCTTCGGTGTCGGCTGTGACGACATAGCCTTCTTTTGTCTTGTGCTCGGCCACGCCGTCGATGTTCTTGGCCACATACTTGGCGATGTAGCCGGCGGCGCTGCCCTTGGCCCAGTCGATGCGTTTCACGTCCAGGCGGCGCGCGAAGGCGCCGGGTTCGCCTCGATCCACGCGCCAGGCGTAGCGCTTCATGATGCGGATGGCGCGGCCCGCCACGTCCAGCAGGTGGGCCGTCTTGTATTTCGCGGTCGGGCGCACGAACAGCAGCAGATGCCAATGCGGGCAGCCGTCGTGATGGGGTTCGGCGATGCGAAAGCCGTACAGACCAATACCCCGGCGCGCCAGCGCGGAGCGGCACAGCGACGTCATTTTGCCCAAATACGCATTCGCCTCGCGTGGCGTGGAGCCGTCGAACTTGTCGTTTGGCTTGCCGCTGTGCTGCATCGCGTGAAAGCGCGATGGGCACGTCCAGGTAATAAAAATGCCCTGGTCGCCGCACTCGCGGGCGATCTGCTCGAAGCCGTTGATGCGCAGCATCAGCTCGCCGCGCCGGATGGCCTTGTTGGCCGTCGTTTTCTCGGCCAGCTCGGCGATGCTGAATTGCTGGCCGTTTTCGTTTTGCACCAGCGTGGCGGCCAGCGCTGCCGCGTTGCGGCGATTTTGCGCAAGGCGCGACAGCACCGCGTCGTTGCTTGCATAGGGTTCGGCGCGATAGTTCACGTAGCCCAGACGGATATTGCCCGCTTCAAAGGCGCGCTTGACGCGCTTGCGCAGTTGGCGGCGCCACCAGCGGGCGTCCACCAGGCGGGCGATGGTGTCGGCCAGCACGTCGAACTCGGGCAGCTCGATGCCATACGAGGCGCATTCGTCTTCCATGATCTGCAGGGCGTGCGTGTCGGACACGGCCATCCACAGCATTTTGGTCACGCCGGCCGCTGCGCGTTCAGCGGTGGCCACGATGTCGGCGTCGCTCTGCGACAGGTCCACGCCAGCCGGCACGTACTGTTCGGCAAACTCGCGCAAAAAGCTGGTGGCGATGGATTCGTAGACCTTGTACCAGGACGACCAGGCCATCTTGGCCATGGCGGCCGTGATGACGCGGTTGCGCCACTTGAACGGGATGCGGGCCAGCTCGGGCGCGAACTGAGCGGATCGCAAGAAGGCTTCGTGACGCTGGGCGTCAGGCAGCAGGATTTGTTTAGATTGCATTCAACAGTCTTTCGTACACACGGATAGCGGCAGAGGTGGCGGCGCGCAGCTCGATGCGCTCTTCCTCGGTAAAGGAGTGGATGGGCGATTCCCAGCGGTCGGCGTCCATGCCGGCGGCGATCAGCACGGAACGGCGGGCGCCACGCGGCGACAATCCCCAGGCCTGGGCCATGAAGGGCGCCAGGTTGCGCGGCTTGATGCTGCGTAGCTGGGCCTTGGCTTCGGCGATGGCGGCCAGCGCATGCCCGGCGCCTGGTGGCGTCGGCATGTCCTTGTCGCGCGCGGCCAGAATCTCGGCGGCAGGCAGGAAGGACAAGTGATTGTCGATAAGGGACGCCGGCATGGTTCAGTCCTTGATGGCGCCGATGGCCCGCAAAACGTCAGGGGTAATGACGATCAGGAGTGACAGCAGCCAGATGCCGCAGGTTTTGGCCAGGCGCAGCATCAGCGTGCCTCTTGCTTTGAAAAGTACTCTGCCCAATAGGACAGCGTGCGCGAGGAGCCATTGCTGTGCCGGACGCCTTGTTCGGTGGCAAACATGTAGTGCAGCTCGATGGGCAGGCCGCCGACCAGCACACGCTGGTGCGCAGGTGTAAAGAAGCCCGCGACGTTCAGCGCTTGCGCATCGCTGATGATGAAGGTGACGTTGGCCGCGCCGAAGGCATGATAGGTTTTGGCAATCTGGTGAACGGAGTAGGACAGCGCGTCGATGCTGGAGCCAGCGCTGGCTTGCAGCAGGAAGCAAGCTGGAGCCACCGGAACAACGCATTGTTGCGGGGCAGGGCGGGCCGTGTTCGGTGCGGAAAGAATGCCGGTTTGCTTGGCGGCGTACTGTGTGGTTTCCATCGATTTCCTTATTTTTGGTTGAACGAATCCCGCACGCTCAAAAAGGAGCGCTGCAGGGCACAGCAAAGGAGGGGAGTTACAGCGGCCGGGTTACGGCGGCGCGAGGATCGGGATAGTCATCAGCAGCCCGCAGTCAGGTCCAGGGCCAGCTGGCTGGTGGCTGCCGTGCGCGCATGCTGGGACATCGGGATGCGGATATCGGCCTTGGGCATGGCGGACAGCGAGAGGGTGCGCAGTACTTCCAGGCCTGCCACGAAGGAGTGCCCGCATTCGGGGTTCTGGCACATGTAGGTGATTTCCTTGAACATGGCAGACATCGTGCGGCTTTTGACTGCGCGGACGGTGTTTTCGCAATGCGGGCAGGGCAGGCCGATGACTCTCATTTCAGCTTTCTTTCCACTTGGTACAGGGCGCGACCGCGACCTGTCATGTTTTTCGACTGTATGCGTAAGCGCGATTTGACGAGCCATTCAGCCGCCTGATCGATACTTGCCAGCCCCTGGCGTTGGCGCACGAGTTCCAGCACCGCGCGCTCTTCGTCATTGAGGTTAATTTGATGATCTGGCATTTTCTGTAACTTTAGAGTTGCTCAAAAGTGACTCGGTTTAAACGCTACGGCGCTGTACGCTGTCGATGGTGGCGTCATCCAAGGCGATCACGGCCAAGGCTTCACGCATCACGATCTGGCGCACCAGCACCGCAAGTTCTTCGCCCTGGTAATTGGCGATCGAGGAAACAAGCTGGTGCTCGTAATCGTCCAAGCGCAGCATGACGCGGTGGCTGCGGATACGTTTTGCATCGGGGTACATGACGTTGTCCTTAGTGAATGGATTTGGAAGCGAGTTCACGCTTGTAATCGGCGAGGCCGCGAAGGATCAGGAAACGGAGAAACCAGGCACGGGAGCGCTCAAGTTTCTCTGCATAGCCTTCAACTTCGTCTACTTCATCAGACGTTAGACGAACGCCAAGAGGCTTAGTCGTGACGCCCTTGGCGGTACGCCTTGCTATGGATACGTTTTTCATAATGTTATGATCTGTAATCGCTATGGTATGGCATAACTATAGCTCTCAAATGAGAGCATTGTAAAGAAGAATTTGCGCACAAATGAGATCAATTGGTGAAATACTAAAAGAAGAGCGTCAACGCTTGGGCATGAATCAAGAAGATTTTGCTGCCGTCGGCGGGTTGAAGCGACGCGCACAAACGCTGTATGAGCAAGACGAGCGTGCCCCGGATGCGCTTTACTTACGAGCGCTGGCAGGGATCGGGGTCGATGTCCACTACATACTTACGGGTGAGAGATTGCAATCAGCCGTTACCTCGGATGAGCGAGAATTGTTGGACGGCTATAGAAGTATGGATGTTCGCGGGAAAGCAGGTGTACTTGGGATGATTGGCGGCATGCGCTCGCCAACGCCCCCAGCATCCCAAGCAGGAAATGCCCCACACGTTGAAACTCACGGGAAGATTGGGCAAAATTTCGTGGGGAATATCATTGGGCCGCAGACTTTTAATGTGGCCGGCAGCGGACGAAAAAAGGAAAAATAGTCTGCAAATGATTCACCTTCTTATGCTTATTGTAATTGCTGCTTGTTTGCTCTGCATAATTTTCAGCAGTTGTATTCCTCAGAAGTGAGCGCTTGAAGCGGGTGAGCCGGGTTGCTCTCTTTGCCATAATATAGTATCGCTTGCGAACGGCTACCCTCGAGCAGGGGCGGAAATTGATTTGCAACGTGAAAACCAGTAATGCTATTTGGCCAATTTATTCTAGCGTTGAAGAACGATGCAGAAATCCAATCGAAATAGATATTTATATTGGAAGGAAAGACGTGAATTCTACTTTAAAGTCGCTAACTATTAGCGGTTGGCGACAGTTTCAGAATGTCTCTATTGAGTTTCATTCTCAATTAACAGTTATTACTGGTGCGAATGGTTCAGGAAAAAGTTCTCTGCTTAACCTGCTGACTCAACATTTTGGATGGCAACGAAATTTTTTGGGAACTCCCCGAAAAAGACGAAATAATGGAAATTTGCAGTTTTTCACAGGTATTCGGAAGTTTGGTGCAATGCCTGCAGGCAGTGCGTCAATTGTGGGAACTTTGACATATACTAACGATGTAATTGCGCAACTTCAGGCGGTTCATGGTGCGCAACAATACGGTGTCGGTATTGTTAATCAACAACCATTGTCGGGGACTTTTATTTCGTCCCATCGCCCGATGCCGTTTTTCAGACCCATACAACAGATAAATACAACTCCCTTCAATGCTGATCAGGCCTATGGAATGTACCAGAATGAGTCATTGCAAAGATTTCAGGGTGGCAATACGGGTACTGGTGGGGTTTTTCGCCTTAAAGAAACTTTAGTTTCATTGGCTTTGTTAGGACCGGCAAGTCAATTGTCCCCGGGAGATGATTTCGCGCTATCCTATTATTTTGGGTTCATAGAGGTACTACGCATCGTGCTTCCAGAAAGCCTTGGCTTTACTAACATATCTATTCGCCAAAGCGATGTTGTTCTTGAAACAGCAACTGGAAATTTTCTCATAGATGCCGCCTCCGGAGGAGTGATATCTTTAATCGACTTGGCATGGCAAATTTATGCATTTTCAAAAACGGATCACGCACGTCAAGCTGAACGTTTTGTCGTAGTAATGGATGAGCCGGAAAATCATCTTCATCCATCGATGCAGAGGACTTTATTAACCAGCTTACTGTCAGCTTTCCCCCAAGCACAGTTTATAGTTGCTACCCACAGTCCATTCATGGTTTCATCGGTCAAGGAGTCAGCAGTCTATGCGCTTCGCTATGCAGCCGTTACGCCGGAGTCATCGGATGGGGAGAGCGATGAGGGACCAGACCCGACCAAGCAGGTATTTAGCGAACGGCTCGACGTTGTTAATCGTGCCGGCAGTGCTGCTGAAATATTGCGCGATGTTCTGGGTGTGCCTGTTACTGTTCCTTTATGGGTGGAAACTCAATTGAGTTCGCTGGTTGATGAGTATCGAGATCGGGAGATAACAGTTGAAAGTCTTAAGGAATTGCGCACCCGCATGACCGAACTTGGATTTGGCGAGATGTATTCAACGGCCTTAGCCGAAGTGGTGGGAGTCAATGATTAAACTCACTAAATTGGAAAAGCCAGCTATTCTTAAGGATAATGCAGCAGCTTGGACGCAAGTGTTGCTGGATCGTGTGGCAAACGGCACTAAACCTTCTGATTCGGAAAAGAATAAATATCGACACCCAGACGTAAAGTCAGTTTTAATATTGGAAACGAACGGTAAATGCGCTTATTGTGAAAGTAAATTATTGCACTCGGGATATGGCGATGTCGAGCATGTTGCGCCAAAATCAACGAATGTCGCTGTGACTTTTGAATGGGAAAACCTAACAATTGCGTGTGATGTTTGCAATACGAATAAAGGAAGTAAGTTTTCTAACGGTGTAGGATTTGTAGATCCATATTTGCATGACCCTGCGGACCATTTCATTATTATTGGAGCCCTAATTTTAGCTAAAGCTGGAAATGATGATGCTAGACTTACCGAAGAAACGCTTAAATTGAATAGAACGGAACTGGTTGAAAGACGTGGTCAAAGGATTCGTAATCTTCGTGATCAAGTAGAAGTAATTCGAAGAGCTCCAGCTGCTCTTCGGTTTATCTTGATCGAAAATTTAAATGAGGAAATTCAAGCGGACAAAGAATTTGCAGCGATTTCACGTGCTTGCATCCCGCTATTATTGAATTAAGAAAGCGCTGATTAATTCAACCTGTAAAATTTCATCACTTTAATAATCAAATACTTACATGCTGAATTTGGGCGAAAATTTAAGATTAAGTTTTAAAATTGAACTTAATTTATCGACCAATAAGTATTTCCATAGCGAAGAGGTTTCATGGATTCAATACCTAAAGTATTCATATCTTACAGTTGGTCTAATTCGGAACATGAACAATGGGTTGTGAATTTCGCCGACGAGCTAGGTGATTCCGGTGTGCATGTGCTTCTTGATAAATTTGACCTGCGCGAAGGACAAGACTCGATCGCGTTTATGGAGCGCATGGTTAATGATCCCGACGTTAAAAAAGTTTTGCTGATATGCGATAAAGTGTATGCGGATAAGACCAACAATCGTACTGGTGGAGTAGGCACCGAGGCTCAGATTATTTCACCAAAGATATACGCAGAGACTGATCAAAACAAGTTCGTTGCGGTAGTCAAGGAGCGCGACGATCAAGGTAATGCATATTTGCCAACTTATTATTCCTCCCGTATCTATCTTGATCTTAGCAGCCAAGAAAATTACGCCACAGAGTTTGAAAAAATTGTTCGTTGGATTAATAACAAGCCGATCCATCAGCGAAAGCCCATAGGGAAGCGTCCGGCATATCTCGATGAGAATCCTGACGTCTCTCTTGGTACGACGCCTTTTTTTCGACGTGCGGTTGACTCGATAAAGGGTGGGAAGCCATTTGCTAGCGCAGCTTTAGTGGAGTACTTTACAACGATAACTTCAAATTTTGAGCGTCTTCGGATCATTAGGAGTACAGAGATGATCTGGGACGAACAGTTCATCGAAAATTTGCATTCCACAATTCCTTTGAGGAATGAGTTAACTCAAGTTTTTGAAACTATCGCTATCTATGACATTAAAGGTGATTTCGGTTCAAAAATTCATCGTTTTTTTGAATCCCTGATTCCTTATTTTGATAGACCCGCTAATGTTACTTCATGGAATGGGCTAGATTTCGATAACTTCAAGTTTCTAGGATATGAATTTTTCCTTCTTGCTATGACGATTTTCATTTCGCATGAGCGTTTCGACTTGTGTGGGAACCTTCTTAACGATGGATATTATTACGAGGGGAATCAAGATTCTGATAAAGAAAAAATAGTCGACTTCTCTCTTTTTAATGGACATATCCAGACTCTCGACATTCGAAACGATCGTATGGAAACGCGATACTTGTCACCTATCGGTATGTTAATGAAGGAACGGTTGACTGGTACAGGAATTACCGAGGTAAAACTAGCACAGGCAGAGTTTGTTGTGTATCTCCGCAGTGAGATATTATCTGTCGCGAAAGAATCGTGGCATAGTTCCTGGTGGCCTAATATGTTTATTTTCGCTAAGTCATCTAATGGTGCATTCGAGATATTCGCTCGTGCGCAGTCAAGAGCTTACTTTGATCGCATCAAGGGGATGTTGGGCGTGAAGCAACTGATTGACTTCGATCCAGTGTTGGAAGCGCACAAAAGTACTCAACGCACCCCTCGGTTTGGTTACAAGATGATGAACATCTCCCAACTGATTGGTTTAGAAAAACTTGCAACGCGTGATTGAAAACCTGCACCGACTTGGGATTTTCAGTAGGTACTAGCACCAGTTTTTTCTGCAGCCTCAGGTTCCTCGCGGTTTTCCCTGATGATGTCTCGCACCTCCTTGATATGCTGCCATGCATGCAGCGCCGCCCGCTTCGCTGCCTGTTTGCTTTTATAAAGATGTTCCAGCGTCTTGAGTGTGCCCGAGGCGCCGGCCAGCTCCTGCCCCGTCTTTTTCTTCTTCGCCGCCACGTCCTTCCATTTGGCCAGCACGCCCGTGACGCCTTCGTCCGGGTCTTTCTCGTCCTCGCGTTCTGCCTCCACCGCTTCCGTCTTCGTCTCAAACTCCACGCGCGTGGTAAAGCCGCTGCCGCCCAGGCTGTGCGTGACCTTGACCGATAGCCATTCGGTGGCGTCGATCTCGGGCTTGAAGCCCTGCACGGTGACGGGCGATTGCGGGAACACGGCCGGGTTGCCCAGGGCCAGGCTCATTTCGAAGGTGGCCAGGCCGCGCAGGATGCGCTGCCATTCGGCGACGGCCGCCGCGCGTGCGTCCGTTTCGTTGGCAAAGGTGGTGCGCAGGCGCTTGCTGTTGCCGGGCACGCCGGCTACGACGCTGCGGCGGCGCGCGTAGCGCTCGTCGTGCCAGAAGGCGCGCACGCCCGTGTAGGCATCGCTTTCGGCGCTGTGGTAGCGGTGGCCATCGCCCAGGGCGCGTGTGATGGGAATGACGGGCAACGCCTTGCCGCTGGCGGTGCGGCTCTGGTTGATGGGGATGAAGAGCAAGGTGTCGTTCTTGACGGTGGCCACCGCATCGTATTTCCTCCCCAGCCGGCGCAGGAAGGCCGCATCGCTTTCGTGGGTCTGGTCGATGTGCTCGACGGCGGTGTCGCGCAGGCGCGCCGAGACGCCCGACGCCAGCTCGTTGCGAAAGGCAATCGCCTCGATGATGGCGCCCAGGGTGGTCTTGTGAAAGCTGTGTTCCTGCTGCTGCTTGAAGGTGTCGATCAGGTTGGCCGACCTGGCGCGCAGGGTGATGGTGTCGGGCGCGCCGCTGTGCTCCACCTCGTCGACGGTGAACTTGCCCATATCCACCAGGCCGGTGGCTTGCCAGCCCAGCGCCAGGGCGATCTGCGCGCCGCGCGGCGGCAGGGCCAGCTTGCCGTCGCTGTCGTCAAGCGAGATATCGAGCTGGTCGCTCTCGTCGCCACGGCACAGGGTCAAGGTGAGATTGATGAGCCGCGGCGAGACGATGGCCGTCAAATCCTTGTCCTCGATGCTGACCTTGAATGCGGGGATATGCTCGCTCATTTGAACTTGTCCGCCGCGCTGCCGATGGCGCCGCTGATGCTGCCGCCGATCTTGTCTTTCATCTCGCTGACCACGCCGCCGTATTTCGACGTGATGCCGCCGACCACATTGCCCACCACGCTGCCAACGGCATTCTTGGCCGCGCCGGCAATGCTGCTGGTCATGCCGTCGATGCTGAGCATGTTTTTCAGGTCGCCGATGTCGCCCAGGCCCACCATGGCCAGCACGCCGTCGTCGTCGCGCTTGAGCGCAATCGAGAATTCGACGCGGCGCGCGCCGCCGCTGCCGTCCAGAATGCTTCGGCCTTCCATTATGCTGGTGATGCGATACGAGCCGAGAATGCGGCCCGTGCCCTGGATCAGAATCCACGATTTACCTGTGTCGGCCATCATTCGCAGCGCATCGAGCGAGTACAGGGAGCCGGTCAGTTCTGGCGCCACCCAGCCCGACAGGGTAATCGTGTCGTCGCCTGGCCCCACGTACTGGTGCGCGTCGCGCAGGCCCACGCGCGCCGTGCTGGCGTGCTTCCATTCCGTTTGCCGCTGCAGCTCGTGATAGGCGAGCGTGGGCAGACTGAATACGAACATTCCTAAAATCATCATCATGGTGTGCATCTTTCTTAATCGTGGTCGCGCAAGGAAGAGCGGATGCGTGCCGCCTTTTCGCGGTCGCGCTGTTCCATGGCCGCATACACGGCGCGGGCGATTGCCTGGGGATCGGAACCGGCTTGCGCCTGGATGGTGATTTCGATCTTGTCGCCCTGGATCGTCATGCCGGCGCCGAGCCCGCCCTTGGCCAGCGGCGCGCGTGTATCGAAGGCGCTGGCGGGCAGGGCGGTGGCCGTGCCGATGGCGATGCCGGCGCCCAATTGCGTCAGGCGCTGCGCCAGGCCCGATACCTTGGCAATCGGCGCGCCCTCGCTGCGATCCAGGCCCACGGCCAGGCCTTGCATGGTGTAGTCGCCGAGCTGGGCAAACACGCGACTCGGGCTGTGGATGCCCAGCTTTTCCTTGAACCAGGCAATGGTGCTGGAACCGGCATTGCTGATGGCATCCTTGACGGCGCCCATGGACCCGGTGATGCCGTTGACCAGGCCGCGCAGAATGTTGGCGCCGCACTCGGTGAACTGGGCCGGCAGCTTGATGCCGAACCAGCTCAGCACGCCCGCGAATGCCTGGTAAAACATGCCGACGGGCGACCAGTTGATGATCAGGGCCGTGATGCTGCCCATGCCGCCAGCGCAGACGGTGCGCAGGCGCGACCAGATATCGGCAAAGAATGCGGAAATAGGCGCCCAGGACGCGGTGATGCGCTGCAGGATGCTGGCGCCGAAGTCGGTGAACTTGGCGGGCAGCGCGATGCCGAACCAGCCTAGCACGCCAGCGAAAGCGCGATAGAACAGGGCGAGCGGTGTCCAGTTGCCGATCAGGGCGCTGACGCCACCGATGCCGCCGGCAAAGGCCATCTTGATCTGCGACCAGATGCCGGTAAAGAAGCCGGCCAGCGGCGCCAGTCCCTTGGCGAGGCGGCCCCGGATACCGGCGGCAAAGTCGGTGAACCTGGCCGGCAGCGCAACACCGAACCAGCCCAGCACGCCCGCGAAGGCGCGATAGAACAGGCCCAGCGGCGACCAGTTGGCGATCAGGTTATTGATGCCGACGAAGCCGCCGGCAAACGCCGCCTTGACGTCTGACCACAGGCCGCCAAAGAAACCCTTAATCGGCTCCCAGTATTTGTAGATCAGGAAGGCGGCGCCGGCGATGACCGTGATGGCAATACCAATCGGGTTGAGCATCAGCGCGCGGCCCAGCCACAGCACGGCGCGGCCCGCCCACATGAAGGCGCCACCCAGGCCGCGCAGGATGGGCGTGAGCACGCCGCCTGTCACACCCATTTTGGCAAACATGACGTGCAGCATGGCATACGGGCCGATCATGGCGGCAATGCCCAGCATCAGCGGGCCGAGCACCAGCAGCAGGCCGGCCAGCACGGCAAAGGCGGCAATCATGACCTTGGCCACGGTTGGGTTGCGTTCCATGAAGCCGTTCAGGCGCGTGATGGCACTGATGGCCATTTCCAGTCCCTGCGCATACAGCGGCAGGATTTTTTCGCCCATGGTGAGTTTCAAGTTGGCCAGCCTGGCCGTCGCTTCCAATTCGGCGCCGCCGGCCTGCTGCTTGCCCAAGTCATAAATCTGCTCGATGTCATACGCACCTTCGTTCAGCTTGGCATTTTTGTGCATCTGGATGCGCTGGCGGAACATGTCCAGAAACTGATTACCGGCCGTACGGTTTGAAAACAAACTGCCGATGGTGTCCTCAATTTGTTTAGGATCGGTGATGCCTTTCTTTTCCAGTTGTGGCAGCAAGACGGTTTCCAGCCACTCAAATTGGCTGCGTCGGAAAATGTCACTGCCCAGCAGGGCCCCTGGGCCAAGGGTGGCGCTTTGCGCAACTTTGTCATGCTTGACCTGACGACGATCTTTAATCAGCCCCAGTTTTTCCATGTTGCTGACGGCGCGCTTGGTGGTGCGCCCCTGGTACAGGTTCGAATAGCCGGACATCAGGGCCGTGCCGGCGCGGTGGCCGCCGACTTCCTGCACCAGTGGTTCCATCTGGTAATAGAACTGCTTGTCGTCCATGATCTTGGCAGCGATGCCACCCGTCTTGATGAAGTTCAGCCATTCCGTTGGCCCGACGCGCCCGCCCGTGGCCGTGATGACCTTTTGCATCATGTTGGCCTGGTCGTGGAATTTCTCCGAGCTGGCCGTGCCGCCGCGCTGCTCGATGACTTTGAGCAAGTCCATGAAGACGCGTTCGTTCTCTTCGCCCGACTCGGCGCCGAAAAATGCCTTGTTGGCAAACTTCATCTTGGCCAGGGTGGGCGCGACCATTTCCGCGTGGTGCAGATCGCCAAAGATCGACATCGCGTCGCGCACCAGTTCCAGGTTTTCGTTTTGGCTGGTGCCGTAGGTTTTCATGTTTTGGGCGAACTGGATCGCCTGCTGGCTGGTTTTCGGCCCCAGCCCCAAGGCATTCACGCGGGCCTTTTCCAGCTGGTAGTGCTTCGCCTCGTGCAGCCCTTTGGCCATGGGCATGGCCATGACCGCACCGGCCGCCGTTGCGCCAGCGCCGGCCATGGCCATATTGCCCGCCTTATTGCGCAGTTTGTCGGCATGCTGGGTGGCATTGGTGACGCGCTGCTGCTTGGCGTTTGCATTGGCCAGCTTCTGCTGCTGCAGCGTCATGGTTTTGTTGGTGGCCTCGATTTCGCGGCGCAGGGTGCGCTCATGGTTGGCCAGGTCTTTGGTGCCGATGCCGGCCGCGCCCAGGCGCTCGCGCATGACCTGCAGTTGTTGGGCCTGCTGCTGGCCGGCGGTCTTCAAGGCGCCGGCCGCTTTGGTGGCGGCGTTAAACTCGCGCGTCATGGCCCGCGTGGGCGTCTCCACCTGTTTCATCTTGGCGGCCAGGCTGGTCACCTTCTGCTGTGCCGCTTCCAGCTTGGTGCGGGTCGCGTCCAGGCCGCCATGCAGCTCGCGGAATTTGCTGATGCTTTTTTGCTGGGCGTTCAAGTCGCGCAAGCGGTCGCTGGTCGCCTTCAATGCCTTGGCCGTGTCGCTGGACCCGCCCATGATTTTTTTCAGCGGGCCGGTGATTTTGTCCAGTGCCGCAAACACTACCTGTAACTTCAAATCCCGACCAGCCATTTATTCCGCTCCGCTTCGCTGCCGGGCGCGTTCGCGCCAGGCCATCAGTTCATCAATCGTAAAACCGTCCATCGCTGCCGGCGTCCAGTGAAAGACGCCCGCAATGTCGGCCATGGCGTCTTCTACTTCGCCGGGGATACCGAAAGGCGATCTGCTTTGCTCGCCAAAAAACCGGCAACCTCGGCGCCCACGGCCAGCAGGTCGGCCGGGTCCATGTTGGCGATGTCTTGCGCGGTCAGGGTCGGCTCGGTGATGCGCGGCAGCACGATCTGCAGGGCCGACACGTTCAGGTTGGCCAGCTCGATCAGGGAAATGCCGCGCAGGGCGCCCGCCTTGGGTTTGCGCACGGTCAGCGCGGTGATGAAGCTATCGCCGCGTTTGATCGGGTCGTCCAGTTCGATGACGGCTTGGTTTTGGGTATCGTTGTTCATGCTGTGTTCCTTGTGGTGGGGTGGTCAGTAAAAGGGGATTACAGGCCGATGGCTTTGCGGATGGCCGCGTTGGTGTCGCCGCCGCCGAAGTTTTCGGTGCCGCTCATGAAGTCCAGTTCGATGACGGTGGCGCCGTCAATCATCAGCTTGTAATAGCTGCAGGCCATCGTGTATTTGTGCGTGGTGTCGTCGCCCATCTTGGCGCCGCCCATGTCGATTTCCTTGTAACGGCCGCGCACGACGACCTCGACGGCGGCGACCGTGCCATCGTCGTCTTCCTGGTAGGCGCCGGCAAAGCGCAGTTGCACGGCGCCGTGCGTGTGCGCGCCGTACTGTTTCAGGGCTTCGGCGATCAGGCCGCCGCCGCTCCATTCCAGCGACAGCGCCTCATTGCCGAAGTCGACGGACACGGGGCCGCTCATGCCGCCGGCGCGGTACTCTTCCATCTTGCGGCTGAGTTTCGGCAAGGTGACTTCGGGCACCATGCCCATGAAGGAGACGCCGTTTTGGAACAAGTTAAAATTTTTCAGTTTGCGGGGCAGGCCCATAATTTCTCCAGTATTTCAATGCGCCCGCGCAGGGGCGGGCAGGGTGGTGATGGCAATTACGCGGCGATGCGCGAGGCGAAGTCGGCCAGGTAGCGGTCGGTAATGCGCTGCTGGAATTTCAGGTTTTCCAGCGGCGGCACGGGCGTGTAGTCGTAATCGATGGCCAGCTTGCCGTCTTTCAGCGCCGTCTTGTCGTTGTATTGCTCGTCATACCAGGCATGGCCGTCGATGATGTAGCCCTGCAATTTCAAGTCGCGGAACTTGGCGTTGATGCTTTCCAGCAGGTCGCGCACCAGGGACGGATGCAAGGGCAGGTCGACAAAGGTGAAATGCGCCTCGGCGATGGTGTCGGCCAGCACCTGGGCCGTGCGCGTGTAGCTTTCGAAATAGAAGAAGCCGCCCGGCGCCTCGCAGGTACGCGAACCCCAGAAGCGGTAGCCGCCCATGTTGATCAGGGTGGTCACTTCCTTGGCGTTGAGCACGCCGGCGTCGGTGGCCGGGTCTTGCAAGTCGAAAAATACGTCCTTGGTGATGCCGGTCGGGCCGTTGATGACGACGTTGGACAGGGTCTTGTGCCAGCCCGTTTCCTCGTCAATCTTGGCGCGCAGGCCCATGGCGTAGGCCACGGCGGAAATGCTCGCCTCCTCATCGATGGCGGTGTTCCAGTCGACAAAATCGGGCCAGATGATCATGACTTCGCGCTGGCCGAACTGGCCGCGATAAGTGGTGGCCGCGGTGACGGTGGCGCAGCCGTAGGCCGACGCATACACGAAGCCGCGCAGCCGCTGCGCCACGCTGGCCAGGGCGTTTGTCACGGCCTGGGTATCGAGGCCCGGCGCGCCCAGAATGCGCGGTTTGACGCCCAGTTTGCTTTGCGCGGCCAGCAGCGCCTGGGCGCCCAGGTACTTGCCATCGGGCGACACGCCGCCCACGGCATTGCTGGTGGTTTCCGCTTCCGTCTCGCCTTCGGCCACGCGCACGACGATGGTCAGCGGTTTGGTCTGCGCGGCAATGGCCTGCAGGCTGCGGTACAGGGTCCCCGTCTTGCCGGCCTTGCCCATGGCGGCCAGCACGTTGGTAACGAGCACGGGCGTGTCGAGCGGGAAGGCCGCCGGGTCGGCGTCGTCGGCCGTGGCGATCAGGCCCAGCACGGCCGTGGAAACGGTGCGGATGGGGCGCGAACCCTCGTTGATTTCAATGACGCGCACGCCATGGTGGTAGTCAGTTGCCATGTGGTTCTCCTTGGTAAATGTGAAAATGTCGGTTGGCGCTTCGGCGCAAGGGCGTTAGCTGCCTGGCACCGCTATAACTGGATGCCTAAAAAGGCCACCTGCATTTGCTCCGGCGCCGCAGCGACAATCACCTGATAGGCTGCGCTGACAGCATTGCGCAGCTGGTCGATGTCGGTTGCCGCAACGACCGCAGGGGCTTCGGTAATGTCCCGCAACGCCCGGCGGGCCGTGTGGATGGCCATCACCATGTCGTTGTCACCCTCGTTCAAGGCGTCATAGCCGAGTCCACACAGGCGATTGAGCAATTGCTCTCGCAAGATCCGCGTGGCATTCAAATGCGCCAGGGCTTTGCCCTGAAAGAGGGTGCCGTCCTGGTCGGGACGAACGGCCCACATGGCTGTCTCACGATCCCAGGACTCGTTTTCCTCGGGCGGGCGGCTGCAATCGACCATGCCGGCGGCCAGCGCCTTGTCAATGAATGCCAAGGCTTCGCGCTCAAAAGCACAGACGGCGGATGTGACGGGATCAATCAGATAGCGCATTGTGTTCATCAGTATGTCTCCCGCCAGAATTGAAGTGTCGGAACGGTTAATTGCACGTTGTAGTTCCATTGATAGGTTTCACCTGGCAGAACGATGACGCTTGCCTTGGTGCCGTAGCCGCCGTTTGAATTGGATATATCGCCGTCGGCATGGACTTCCCCGCCGCTGTCCCTGACGAGCACCATTGCGTGGAACTGACTGTTCGTAAGGTGAATGAAGCCGGCATTGATATGCATCACGCGGCCGGTGCTATTGGTGTAGTTCACGTTGGGCAGGCGACTGGCCGGGGCGACGTTATGGCGCCGCAGATCGCCTGGCGCCTTGCCGGCCAGCGCTTCCTGCAGGCCGGTGATGCGGCTGATGGCCAGTTGCGGAATGCGTGCGATGGAGAGCACGCCGCTGATGACATCAGCCGCGTCGTGCTGGTGCCCAAGTTTCGCGGCGTATTGTTCGACATAGCCCCGCGTCGCCAGCACGATGCTGGGATCAATCTTCAGCTCGATGGCGGCCGTGCTGGCGACGATCAGCACCACACGTACCACCTGCGTGCGCGCGCTGCCTTCGGCCATGACGGGCTTGTAGCTTGGCGGGCAGTTGGCCACCGCGCACAGATCGCCCGCCTCGTCGTAAAGACCGATTTCGCGTATCCACCAGCCGCCCACCTCTTCGGGCAGCACCTGTTCGGCGATGATCTGGCTGGGGTTGGCCGGGTCGATGGCAAGCTGGTTCAGGTCGGCGCGGCGCACTTCGCGTACCAGCGCCTTTTGCATGCGGTCGGGGATCGGCAAGGCGCCGTTACCGTCGCCCACGCCCATTTTTTTCAGTTTCAGGGTTTGGCCCAGGGCGATGGCGTTCGCCAGCTTGGCCTCGCCTACCTGCGTCAGAATGGCAAAGTATGTGCTCATGGATAGATGGTCATGGTGTCAATGGTATGGGATGCGCCGGCTTGCAACAGCGTGCCGCGCACTTCGATTTCTTCGGCGATCCACGGGTAGACCGTCATCGCATCGCCGTGGTAGGTGGCCAGGCCGATCTGCACCTGGCCCCGGCTTTCCAGATACAGCGCCAGGCCCGTCAAATGCCGGCTGACGGGCTTGGCATCGGCGATCAGGCGTTCCATTTCCTGAAACATCGCGTCCGTGATGCCCGTGTCGAGCACGCCCACGTCGAGACGGAAGGTGCCCGGCACGCCGGGCGGCGTGGTCTGCCACCATTCGGTGATACGGATCAGGTAGCCCAGGGACTCCACTACGCGGCGCACCGCGGCAATGGTGCCCTTGTGCTTGTGGATGAAGTAGGACGCCTTGATCGTGCCGCGCTTGATCGACTCGGGCCAGACGTCATCCCAGCGGTCGACGGAACAGGCCCAGGCCAGGAACGGCAGCAGATTGACGGGGCAGCGGTCGGCGTTCCACAGGTCGCGCAGCGGCACGGGCACCTTGACCAGCTCGGCGCAGGCCACGGCAATGGCGCGCTCCAGCGCCGTGGTGTTGGGCGGCAGGGTCGGCACGATGCTATTCATCGAGCACCACCACGTTCAAGTTGATGCCGGTGCAGCGCGCGGCCTGGGTGGCGTCCAGTTCGATATCTGCGGCCGGGCTGGCCAGCACCACCTTGCGCACGCCCTCGACGTGGACGGCGGCGCTGCAGGCGGAACGATAGATGCTGTGGCCCAGCGGGCGGCGCGGCTGCGACACGCGCGCGGCGTTGGCGCGCGCGGCGTCCAGCAGAATCGGCACTTCCGGGCCGACGCCGATAAACAGGGTGGCTTCGATCTGGTAATCGATGACCTGGGCGGCCTGTACCGTGAGGCGGTCGCCCAGGGGGCGCACTTCCTCGGCGTTGAGCGCGCGCGCCACGGTGCCCAGCAGCGCGGCATCGGCAATGCCGGTGACGTTGTTGGCCAGCACGGTGACGATGACGTGCGCCGGCGCCGGGCTGGTGGCACTGGCGTCCTTGACCTGGCCATCGCTGCTGCGCGCATGAAATTCATACGACGCTTTCGGGCCGGCCACGGACAGGCCGTCCGGCGCTTCCTGGATGCGCAGGCGGTAGGCGTCGTTGTCTTCCATGACAGCGGCCACGGGCGGCAGGGCATTGGGATTGGCCGGCGTGATGACCAGGCGCGCCACGTTGACGTTGGCGCCCAGTTGATCGAGGTCGCCGTCTAACGCAAACGCCAACATGACGGCCTTGCCGGCGTCGTTGACGCGGTTGCGCAGGATGGTTTCCTGATAGCTGTTTTCTTCCAGCAGCTTGGTGGCTGGCTCCGATTCCAGTTCAAGCAAGGCCGTGACGGCTTCGCGCTCGGCTTCCGGTAGCAGGCTGACCAGGTGGGCTTTGCGCATGGCCAGGATGGTTTCGAAGTCCAGGGCTTCCACCACGCTGGGCGCCGGCAACTGGGTCAGATCGATGGGCGTGCTCATACGCTGCCGCCTTGCTTGACAGGCACGGATAGGGTGATGCCCTGGCCATTCGCCGTGCCGTCCAGCAGCAGGGCGATGGCGCCGTCCGTATCGCGCGTGAGCTGCACGCTGGCGAGCTGCAGGCGCGGCTCCCAGCGGCGCAGGGCAAAGGCGGTGGCGGCGTAGATGCGCAATTGCGTGGCACTGTTCAGGGGCTGGTCGATCAGCTCAGGCACTTCGGAACCATACCGGCGGCGCCGGATGCGCGAGCCGATGGGCGTGGTGAGGATGTCGGTCACGGACTGGCGCAGGTGGCCCAGGCCCGTCAAGCTGCGCCCGGTGGCGGCGTGCATGCCCATCATGATTGCGGCCCGCCCGACTGGTCGCCACCGGCTTTGACGCCGCCGTGCGGGTGCTTGGCCAGGCTGATGGCGCCGGCCAGCACGTCTTCGCTGGCTTTGACGGTGCCTTGCACGGCCATGGCCACGCCGCCAGCGGCGCCGGCCTTGGCGTTCACGCCGCCGTTCAGGGCGGTGGCGCCGTTGACGATCAGGTTTTTCATGACGGTCAGGTCGCCCGTGCAGATAGTGCTGGGCGCGTTGGACGTCACCTTTTCGGCGGTGATGGTGGCGGTACCACCGGGAATAAGTGCCGTCAGGGCGTGGTCCGCGTGGTCATACTGCACCACGGCGCCGTCGGGGTAGTGCGTGGTGTGGATGGTGTCGCTGGTTTCGGGAGCGTCAAATTCCTGCGAGTACAGGGCGGGCAGAATGATGCCGCGCGTCAGGTCGCCGCCCGGGGAAAAGACGATCACTTGTTCGCCGACGGTGGGCGCCGACCAGGTGCGCGTGCTGCCGGCGCGCCGGGTGGCCCATTTCAGCCATTCCGTGGTGAGTGTCGGCCCGAGCCGCACACGCGCCTTGGCCCCTTTGACCTCGGCAATGGTGCCCAGGCGGATCAGGTTTTGCAGCAAGCGGAGGAGGTCGGACAGGTCGGCGTTCATGCAATGCATGTTGCCGAAGTCCGCGTGCGGATGCACGCGGGGGCGGGTTGATATGTGGCTTAGCGACTATGGCAGCTCGTGATGCATAAACGTATATTTCGCAAGTAGGTGGCAATGTGGCGAAGTCCGAGGCTTTTCGTGCCGGTTCGACTGATTGCAGAATTAGGCATCATTGTCATATTGCGCGGATGTTCTTTTAAAAGAACGCCCTAAATTGAGAGGCAACGAGATTGGTGTACTGGTGCAATGCTTGTAATGTCTGAACGACTGCCACCGGCCCGCTTGGTGTCTCGATTGCCACAATCGCATGTCCCTCAAATGCTCCATTCACAGACTTAAGAGGACTGTTGGTTCTTAATTCCATAAGCACGGTTCCTGGAAGTAGTGGGCCTACCCACACCGTTACATCTGGCTGTACGTTTGCCGACGCGTCTTCGTCGGAATAAAACGAAACATCGAAGTCATGGCCCATTTCCGTGGGAGCTAAAACAACGACAGACGGAACTTTATGCTTGTCATCATTGCTTAGTGATTGAAGCAGAACAAGTGCATCGCGCTCAGGAGTTCCAAACTTGTGTGAGCCGTCTCGTTGAAACGGCTGCAACTTTTCAATCAATTCGGCGGCAGCCATAGGGAGTTGGTTGATTTTTTTTCGCCCGTCCTTTTCGAATTTTTCTCGATCCTGGTAGATTGGAAATGCGATACTGATGGGTTTCTCTGGAGGATCGCACTTGACTCGTGCAAGTGCGAAGACAAGATTATCAAGAGCGCTGCGAAGGTTATGCACACACTCCCCGAACTGGAGACTCCATTCGTCAAGTGATGGCGCTATTGTGAAATCCTTCTGTATTAGCTGGAACCCCAGACGTCCATCGCTTAGCTTGCAGTCAGCAGTAACTGGATTGTTGGCAGCCCAGTCAGAAATTGAGTGGGAGAGCAATTGCACTTGCTCACAAGCGCGATTCAACTTCAGCTCAACGGATCGTATTAGTGCCGACATTCTTGCCCCCTGAATACTAAAGTTAAATATAACTGGCGCACATGATCGAGGCCTTGTTAATTGGAAGAAAATCGCACTCATACGTAATGAGTACGCTCGTGCCTGCTGGGAAATATGGAATGTTTGGTCCGATTTTATGGAAAAATAAATATGACATCGGACAAATAACCGCTCGTGGTCTGTCGCGGTTGGATTCATGTGACTTTAACGCATTTGATAATAAATGTCAGTTGAAGTTTGCATTGAAGCATCTTGGTTTTTTTTCCATGTGACGCAGCAGCGATTCGCGTATCAACGTCCGATCCGGCTCACTTATGCCCAGTAGCGGCCGCTCCGGATACTTGTAGACGGGCCCTTTTTTGGTAACGCGGTCTTGCTGGCCAAACTGATGCACATGCGCCACGCGCGCCACCCAGCCAAAGAACCCGACCTCGATCTGGTCGCCGGTCGCCTTTATTTTCAGGTGTTTGGCGGTGCGAATCTTGGCGAACATTGCCGCTTTCTGCCGCTTGATCCGTCCATTCTTGCCCTTGAATTCCTTGCGCCGCTTGCGCGCCGGATACGCGGCGCCATCAGGCCCCTGCTGTGCCTTGATGCGCTGCGCCTGGCTGCGGCGCAGGTCGATGGCCACCTTGTGATTGATGGCGCGGCGCTGGGCCGGCTGTAGCTTGGCCAACAGGGCGCCGGCCCAGGCTTCCAGGGCGTGCAGGTCGTCGCTCATGCTGTCGCCTCTGGCGTGCGCCATTCGGCCAGCAGCTTCTCGCCGGCATACAGCTTCCAGAACTCGTCCGCGTAGGCCGGCATGTGCTGTATCTCGGCCAGGTGTTTGATGTCGAGGCGGCCGGCCTCGCCGACCTTGACGGCCACGCGCTCGGTCAGGTCCAGCTTGATGGAAATGTCGACTGTTTCATGGTTATTGAAATCCACCTCGAAGGCGATGCCGTGCTTGCGCGTTTCCTCGTTGGCCATCAGGTCGAGCTGGTGGACTTTCAGCCAGGCGATCAGGGCCACCATGATGGCGTCGGCATCGCCCGCGTAATCGGTGACGATCAGGTTGAGCTTGAAGCGGTATTCGAAGGAGAGGGAGGCGGTGGCCGACGCCACCACATTGCCCTCGTCGGCGAAGACCAGCAGACGGTCGGGATCGCGCTGCAGCTGGGGAATTGCGGCGGCCAAGTGCTGGCGCAGGCTATTCGGTTTGTACATGGTAGGTGTCTCGTACTAGGTTGTAGGCGTCGATGCAGGCGTTCAGCTGGCGGGTGGCGTCGTCGCCGTCGCCGGCAATGGCGTCAAGAGCTGCCGCAGTCGCTGCGTCAAGTTCGGCGCGCGTTTCGTGCCGATGGCCTGCGGCAGTGGCGGGATGACCGGGACCGGCGGAAGCGGCGCAGTGGTCGCTGGCAACGGGGATTGACAGGCGCACAGCGCCATTGCGCACATCAAGGTTGAAACGGTCACGTTCAGTTTTCGCATGGGTTTGTTCCTGGGTGAGGTGGTCGGCGCGCTGGGCCAGAGCGGCACCGGCGGCGCGTTCCAGCGTGAGCACGCGGGCGGTGGCTTGGGCCAGCACGGTGGCGGCCGTGGTCTTGTTGGTGGCCGCCTGCCGCTGTAGTTCGGCGATGCTGGCGTCCTTGCGCCAGCCCTGCGCCGTCCAGCCCGCGATGGCGCCACACAGCAGGCAGGCGGCCAGCGGGCGCCAGGTGGTCATGGTCACATGGCCACCCGTTCCTTGATCCAGCCGAACAGAAAACGGCGCTGGGTCTTGTTGGCCTCGGTGATTTCCAAGTAGCGCGCCGCCTGCAAGCCATTCAGGGCGCGCAGCAGCACGGCGGCGCCATCCTGGCCGCGCCATTTCAGGAACGCGGCCAACGCGCCCAGCGACTGCACGCCCAGGCGGCCATCGACAAACAGGGCGGAATAACGGGCGCCCGTGTCATTGAAACCGTTCAGCCAGCGCTGCAGGAACTCGGCCGCGCGGTGCGGCCCCATGTTCACGCCCGTGTCGATCACTTCAGCGCCAATGCTGGCATGGATGGCCAGCACCTGGTCGAACTTCGGTTCCGTGATGTAGCGCGCCGTGTAGATGGCGCGCGCCACCGCCACGGGTAAGTTGCGCATGGCGCCCTGGTAGCCGTTGGCGCGCGCCACGGCCACGGTGATGCCGTAATTGGTTTCGCCGCCCTTGTCTTGCGGGTCGTTCACATAGCCGCCTTCGGCGCGCAGGATGGCGTCGATGACGCGCGCGATCAGGGGATTTTCCATGGTGGCCATTAGTGTTCCTTCGCGTCTTTGACCAGCTCGGCGATGTCCTTGTCGCTGCGGCGCTGGAACCACAGGGCCACGGCGCGCGATACCCACCAGCCGGGCGCGCCGACGATCAGGTCGATGGCGGAGGCGTTGACCATGGCGCCAATGGCCGGGAGCTGGGCGCACAGCAGCTGATACACGGTGCCGCCCAGCAGGCACGAGAACACGCCGGCGCAGGCCAGGCGGGCGACGAATTCGCCCTTGTTGAAGGTGCCGTCGCTGTTCAACGGCGGCAGCACGATGTACAGCATGGCCGCGCCGACCATGCCCAGCGCCGCCTTGAAGCCGTACAGTTTGACCAGGGTGGCGAAACCACCAAACGATTCTGCGGACATTGCTTGTTTCTCCATGATGAGGATAAGTAGAGGTGTTGTTAAAAAAGTTAGTCCCATAGCTGCACAAGATCGGCAACGGCGGCCACGCTGGCGGTAGGTTCCGGCAGGGTGACGACCAGGCCGGCCGGCAGCACGGCGCCGTGGCGCGCCAGCGCGGGATTCATTTCCAGGGTATGCTCGACGTATCCCGCACCGTCGCCCAAGTAGCGCCACACCAGGTCGTCTACCGTGTCGTGCTGTCGCGTGCGCACCTGCATCAGATCAATTCCACGGTGAGGTGCGTGCGACCGACCATATCGGCGATGGCCCATTGCGCATTGCGCCGCTGCGCACCTGGCGCCTCGTCGAGCCACTCCATGCTTTTCTTGTCGCTGACGGACGTGGCCGTGCTGTCGTAATCGCGGTAACGCTCGATCAAATCGGCCTTCGCCGTGCTGTAGACGGCGCGCCGGTACTGCGCCAGCAGGCGCGATTCGCGGTTGATACGCGTGGTCGGCACGTCGACCAGGGCGGCGATACCGGCAGCGGCCTGCTTGCCTTGCCAGTCGGCCAGCTCGCGGTTGACCTGCAGGATGGCATCGACCACGGCTTGCACCAGGCGCGCGTCGGTGACGGTGCCGTCCAGGCGCATGGCGTCGCGCATATCGGTGAGCAGGATGTCGGGAAACCAGCCGTCGTTCTCGATGACGCCAGCGGCCGTTGCTGGTGGCGCCGGGGTGGTGCCGGGCGGGATGGACGGGGGCAGGGCCATGAAGGACATACGGGACGCTTTCAAAATGGGGCGGTGGACGGGGTTCATCAGGTCAAGGGTATGACCAGAATCCCCCGTGCCGCCGTGCTGCGGGGGATGCTCTTTACGTGGAACCGGCCGCGCGCTTGAGGCGCCGCTCCAGCCGTTCCATATCTTTCTTGACGCCGCAGGACTCCGACAGGGCGCGGGCGCGTTTCAACTGGCCCATGGCCGTTTCCGCCTGCGCCACCAACTCCGGGGCGATGTCCGTATCGTCGGCCTGATCGAGCACGGCGATCATGGCCAGGCCAATGGCCTTGTGCAGCTTGGCGCGCGCCTGGTCCGGGGCGTCGCTGGCGGCTGTCAGTTCTTCGACGCGCCCCAGCACCTGGGCCGCGTGCTGCGGATCGGCGGCCAGCTTGCCGTGCAAGTAGCCTTCGGCGAATTCGTCCAGCATCAGGGTGACGATGTCGCGGCTGTAGGTGTCGGGCAGGGTGAACTTGTGCGCCAGCGCGTATTCGGCCATGACCAGGGCGCGCGCGTACTCGCCCGTGTCGATGTGCCACACCAGCAGGGTGGCGAAGACGTCATCCTGCGCACCCTTGCCGCCAGCCAGCACGCCGTCGATCCATTGCGCGTAATCCGGCAGCAAGGTGGCCTTGACCTCGATCTTGCGTTCGACGGACTGGATGGATTTCAGACGCCGCCGGTCATCGGACAGCTTGTAGAGCATCAAGTCGTAGGCCGTGCCGGTGGTCACGCCTTGCGGCGCGGCGGCGCCGGCCGTGCGCTCGGCCAGCATGCGCGCGCGGTGGCGCAGGGCGGGGGATTGGTTGGCCATTATTTGTCTTTCAGCTCGATGTTTTCCACCAGCGCGGCCAGGCCCAGGTCTTCAATCACGTAGGCGTCGTTCGACGATTCATAGTTCTCGATGCGGTCGCGCTTGGGCTCGTCCACCACACGGCGGCGGCGCGCGCCGTCCTGGAAGTAAATCGACAGATTGTCGAAGCGGGTAATCAGGATCGCGTTGTCCGGGAAGTAGGGCACGCGCGCCGCCGGCAAGCCGCCGATACGCTTCTGGCTGATGATGATGTCGGCCGCCAGGGTTTCCGTAGGCGCCTGCTTGGTGTTGACCAATGGAAAATACTTGTCGTTCAGCAGTTTGCGCCCGACGATGGCCACCAGATTGGTGTCTTCCTGATACCACGGGTCCAGCAGGTTGACGGCGTCCGCCACGGCCGCGTCCAGGTTGGCATAGTCGGCGCCGTCCACGTCGCCGATGATGACCTTGCCCGGCATGCCTGCGGCGACCAGGCCCAGCACGCGCTCGGGCGCCTGTTCGCGCAGGTGCTGCAGCCAGCCTTTATTGACGTCCTGCAGCAGCGGATTGGCGGCCAGGTCGGTGGTGGCCATGACTTTCACGCCATTGAAGCCGATGACGATGCGATCTAACGCCTGGCGCGTAAGAATGGCATTGGCGACGCGCGATTGAAAGTCCTGGAACTTGGCCCAGGCGTCCAGCTTGGCATAGCTCAAATGCGTGTCGAAGTTGGTTTGCTCGCAGCGGTATTGGGTGCTGTCCATGGTGGACAGGTCGCGCGTTTCGCGTTCCTTGTCCTTGGTGTTGGTGCGGCTGGCAATCGGGCCGGACACGCCCAGGCCCAGCTTTTCGCCTTCCTGCTCGCCCACGCCGATGATGTTCACTTTCGACAGGAACTCGCTCGATTCCTGCATCTTGTTTTCCAGCTTTTGCTGCACGCTGGGCGTGACGCTGAAGGTCTTGGCCACGTTGTCGGTGTCGTTCAGCTGGCCCAGGCGGGTTTCATATTGGCCAAAGACCTGGCGCGTTTGTTTTTTCATAAATCAGTGCTCCGTTGTTGAGGGGGGTAGTGGAATAGCGCGGGCGCTTAAAACTCGGTCTGCACGGCGCCGTCGTTGCCGGTGGCGGCCGGGCGGCGCGGGCCGTTGCCGGGCGCTTCGTCCATCTGCGCCTTGAAGGTGGCCAGCTCTTCCTCGGTCGCTTTCTGCGCCTTTTCCGCCGCGTCGAGGCGCTTGATGGCGACGGCATAGTTGTCGTTGGCGGTGACGACGTGGCCGGCCAGCGCCTGCACGGCTTCGCTGATGTCGGCGAACTGCGCGGCGTCGGCGCCGGATTTATTCGAAAAGCGCGACAGCAGGTTTTTCACGGCGTCGGCCAGCTTGGTGCCCTGCGGCTCGTCAAATTCCAGCGTCACCTCGACGGCGGAGGTGAACAGGTTGGCGCTTTGCTGTTTGCGGCTGGCGGAGAATTTCAGCGCCTCGGTGCCCAGGCTGGCCGGGCTGTCGGTGACGCCCAGGCCGACCAGGTAGGGCTGCGCCGAGTCGGCAAAATCGGGCTGAATTTCCAGGCTGGTGTACAGCTTTTGCTTCGCCTTGTTGATGGCCACCAGTTCCGGCGTGGGTTCGATCTGCGCGAACAGGGCCAGTTTCTTGCCGTTGTCGGTGTCGACCTCTTCGGCTTTCACCGCGATCACGTCGCCGTAGGCTTTGAATTGGCTGTCGGGCAGGATGCCGCGAATGTGTTCGAGCCAGATGCGCGCGCCGTAGGTCTTTGGGTTGTAGGTGGCGGCGATCTGCTCGATGGTGGCGCGGTCGATGTTGCGGCCGTCCGTGGTGGCGCCTTCGGTGGCGACGCGGAAGAATTGGGATTTGGTTGCCATGGTGGTTTGTCTCGGTTGATCGGATAACGCCATGGTCAACGTCTTGGCGCCGCGATTCAATGCGGTGCGGGTTGCTATGGGCCATAGCGACTTCTGCCTTCCCCCGCTCCGCGCGCGCGCGGCCTACGCTGGCGGCATGCTGACAATCGAGAAAACAAGCGAACAAACCCCCGACGAGAAAATCGCCGAACTGGCCGTGCCCGAATCCGAGCCACGGCGCGCCGCGCGCGCCCTGTACTGGAAGGGCTGGCGCATTTCGTCCATCGCCCGCCACCTGGGAATCAAGCGCAGCACGATCAACAGCTGGAAAGCGCGCGACGAGTGGGACAAGGCGCAGGCCATCGAGCACGTCGAGGCAGCGGCCGAGCTGCGCCTGGTGAAACTGATCGAAAAGGAGGTCAAGAGCGGCAGCGACTACAAGGAAATCGATCTGCTGATGCGCGCTGTCGTGCAGGCGGCGCGCGTGCGCCGCTATGAGCAGCCGGGCGGCAACGAGGTCGATCTCAACCCCAAGCTGGCGAACCGCAATGCCGCACCAAAAAAGAAGCCGACCCGCAACGACTTCAGCGAAGAACAGAAAATCCAGCTGCTCGACGCCTTCCAGGATTCGCTGTTCGACTATCAAAAGGTCTGGTATCGCAACGGCGACCAGCGCACGCGCGCCATCCTCAAGAGCCGCCAGATCGGCGCCACGTGGTACTTCGCGCGCGAGGCGCTGGCCGACGCCATGGCGACGGGCCGCAATCAGATCTTCCTGTCCGCGTCCAAGAGCCAGGCCCACGTCTTCAAGCAATACATCGTGCAATTTGCGCGCGAGGCGGCCGGCATCGAGCTGACGGGCGACCCCATCGTGTTGCCGAACGGCGCCCACCTGTATTTCCTGGGCACCAACGCGCGCACGGCACAGGGCTACCACGGCAATTTCTACTTCGATGAATTCTTCTGGACGCAGAACTTCCAGGAACTCAACAAGGTGGCCTCGGGCATGGCCATCCACAAGAAGTGGCGCAAGACCTACTTTTCAACGCCATCCTCGACCACGCATCAGGCCTATCCGTTCTGGACGGGCGAACTGTTCAACAAGCGCCGCGCCAAGGCCGATCAGGTCAACATCGATGTGAGCCATGGCCGCCTGTCGTCGGGTTTTACGGGCGAGGACAAGATATGGCGCCAGATCGTCACCATCCTGGATGCCGAGCGCGGCGGCTGCAACCTGTTCGACATCGACGAGCTGCGCAACTTTGAATACAGCCCCGACCAGTTCGACAACCTGCTGATGTGCAATTTTATTGACGACTCGGCCTCGGTCTTCCCGCTGGCCGAGCTGCAGCGCTGCATGGTTGATTCCTGGGTGGAGTGGGACGACTACAAGCCCTTGCTGGGCTTGCGCCCGTTCGGCAACCGGCCCGTGTGGATCGGCTACGACCCGGCCTTGAACGGCGACAGCGCCGGCTGCGTGGTGCTGGCGCCGCCGATGACGGCCGGCGGCAAGTTCCGCATCCTGGAGCGCCACCAGTGGCGCGGGCAGAGTTTCGAAGACCACGCCGACGCCATCCGCCAAATGACGCAGCGCTACAACGTCGAATACATCGGCATCGACACCACGGGCATGGGCATCGGCGTGCTGCCCATCGTGCGCGGCTTCTTCCCGGCCGTTACGGCGCTGAACTACTCGCCCGAAGTCAAAACCCGCATGGTCTTGAAAGCCAAAAACATCATCAGCAAGGGCCGGCTGGAATTCGACGCCGGCTGGACCGACATCGCGCAGTCCTTCATGGCGATCCACAAGACGCTGACTCCAAGCGGGCGGCACGTGACCTATGTCGCCGGCCGCAGCGACGAAACCGGCCACGCCGATCTGGCGTGGGCCTGCATGCACGCCCTCGATCACGAGCCATTCGAAGGCACCACCGACAACCACCACTCTTTCATGGAGATTTATTCTTGAGAAAAGCACGACACTTGCGCGCGCGCGGCCAGCAGGGCCAAGGCGCGCCATCACCAGTAGCCACGGCGCCGGCCGCCGCCGGCATCGAGGCGTTTTCCTTCGGCGACCCGACGCCCGTGCTCGAGCATGCCGACATTCTCGACTGCTTCGAATGCTGGAAGAACGGCCACTGGTACGAGCCGCCCGTCAACCTGGCCGGCCTGGCCAAGTCGTTCAACGCGGGCGTGCACCACAGCAGCGCGATCCACTTCAAGGCCAATGTGCTGACGTCGACCTTGATGCCAACGAAGTACCTGTCGCGCGATGGCTTCAAGCGCATGGCCCTGGACTATCTGACCTTCGGCAATGCCTATCTGGAAGACCGCCCCAGCCGTAGCGGCAAGGCGCTGGCGTACCAGCACGCACTGGCCAAGTACATGCGGCGCGGCGTCGATCTGGACACGTATTTCTTCGTGAACGGCTACCAAGCCGTGCACCAGTTCGACAAGGGCCGCGTGTTTCACCTGATGGAACCGGACGTCAATCAGGAGCTGTACGGCGTGCCGCAGTACCTGAGCGCGCTGCAATCGGCTTGGCTCAACGAGGCGGCGACCCTGTTCCGCCGCAAGTATTACAAGAACGGTTCGCACGCCGGTTTCGTGTTTTACATGACGGACGCGGCGGCGAACACGCAGGACGTGGACAACCTGCGCCAGGCCATGCGTGACAGCAAGGGGCCGGGCAACTTCCGCAACCTGTTCATGTACGCGCCGAACGGCAAGAAGGACGGTATCCAGATTCTGCCCGTGTCGGACGTTGCCGCCAAGGACGAGTTTTTCAACATCAAGAGCGTCACGCGCGACGACCAGCTTGCCGCGCACCGCGTGCCGCCGCAGCTGATGGGCATCCTGCCGAACAATGCCGGCGGCTTCGGCGCCGTCGAGCCTGCCGCGCGTGTCTTCGCGCGTAACGAGCTGGTGCCGCTGCAGGCGCAGTTCGAAGCGATCAACGAGTGGGCCGGCGTGGAAGTGGTGAAGTTCGCGCCGTATGACTTGGGCCTGGGCAAGGAGACAACGCAATGAGCGACCACGTCGACAACACCGACAAGATCATCTTCGCCGAGGTGGCGCGCGGCCTGGCCGCCGTGCGCGGACGGCCCGCCCTGGTGGCGCACGGCGCCTGCCACTACTGCGACGAGCCGCTGGCGCCGGGCTTGCCGTTCTGCAACGTCGATTGCCGCGACGACTACGAGAAGGAGCAGGCGGCGAAGGCGCGCGCTGGCCGTCCAGCATGACCGCCACGCCGCGCTGACCGGCAGGGCCGGGCCGCGACAGCCCAGCCGCGCCAGAGCGCCCCAGCCACCGCACAAGCCGCCCATGAGGCGGCTTTTTCACGTCCTGACGAATGATGTTGCTTCAGAGGCAAGAAAAAGGCCCGTTTCGGCCCGGCGCGCGCAGTTGTCCCCCCTCCACACCTGCCCGCTATATAGGGCTCTTTTGACTCAAATTTGCGCCATGGCCGAAGGCGCATGAGGACTGGCGCGGCGGGGCGAAGATGGGGCATGCGATTTGACGCATTTTGACGCACTTTGAGCGGTTTTTTGCGCGGGCGGTGTTGTGACGCGGGAACGAGGTTGTTTTCGCGCTGCGCCGCATCCTGGCGCGTCTCTGGGCTATGTATGGCGCCTCTATGCTGACGATCATTCATCTTCACGCCGACGCATCATGGCCGCGTATTGCGGCCTCAAGAACTCTTGATATACTGTATGTATATACAGTATTTTATTTAGGTGTCATGATGATTGTTAAAATGTTAAAGATGCGCCTTGCTGGGGTGGAGGTGCCCAAGCGACGGCTGCATGATCGCTACAACTCGGCACGGCCCGGCACGTTGGAAGTCGTTGAAACGACAGACCAGGGCTTGCACCGGTTGGTGAAGCTGGCCCGTTTCACTTACGGCGAGGGCGGCAAATACGTTGACACACTGTTCGATGTGAATTTGCTCTGGTATCGGGACGGGCGCATGGTGCTGTCAGGGTTTGAGCGCAGTAAAGTGGATATGCAATTTTGCGATTATGCGCAGTCCTGGCTGTGTTTTGTCGGGACGGAGCCGCCGCCAGTGCCAGAAGGCAGGTAG